ATTTCCTGACCGAGTTCCAAACTTCAATGCATAACCTTCGATATATGGTAACTCACCGTTATCATTCTCCACCTTCCGGATTTCTATCTTGGTCTGAAGTGTTCTCCGTTCCTTGTCCATTCCCCTCACCTCCTTTCACTGTTAAGTCTTCACCAGCTTTAATTTTTGCCAGTTGTAATTTCTCCAAATTATCGGTAGTCGTATAATTTAGAGATATAAAATGCTTATCACCCATGCCATCATTCATAGGCTTTTGCTCTTCCATGGCTCGCACTTCATTTAGTGTGTATACACCAGTCTGAATCATCTTTGTGTAGTATTCAGCCCTAGACTTACTATCTCCTCGAAGTTCCGCATCAGCATTAAACTTTACATAATATTGTTGCCGTTCTATTTTGGTAAATAGTTTGTAATTTAGTTCTTGTTCCCATTGCATAAAAATAGGAAGCAGTGTTGACTTGATATATTCAAGCCCCATTGCTTCCGCATTTGCATAGGTTGCTCTATCTAGTTGTGCTAATTTATGAGGAGGTACCCGGTAAACTTTAGCCACTTCATTAATCCCAAATTTTTGCGTCTCAATAAATTGTGCTTGATCAAGCTGCATACCTATGGTCTGAAATTTTAAGCCCATATCCAATACAACTGTTTTACCAGCATTATCTGGACTTGCATACCGACTTGCAAAATCTTTCCTCAATTTATCCTTTGCTTCTTGATTGATTTTTGAATCTGTCTGCAATACACCGGACACTAGTGTTCCATTCTTGTAGAAATTGCTGATAAACTCTTTCGTTGAATTCTGCCCTCGTAATTCATCAACCAATGTCCTCCATGGTGCTTTACCAACAATGCCATCTCTAGCCATTGTTTTAAAATGCAGTACATCAGATGGTGGTAATGTAATTGTTTCACCTTGTAATGTTTGCGTTTGATATGTTAATCGCCCAGTTTTTACATCCAAATATGGAACAGTAGATGATGGTTCTAATGGCCATATTGCTTTGGGAAATCCATCATTTCCCCAGTCAATAAATGCGAAGGCATTGCCATACAACCCCACATGCATTTGTAATGTTTGTTTCAATGTAAATGCACTCATTAAATGGTTAGGCCTTGTATATAACAATTCTGCTACAGGATGTTTCATCCCTTTTGTTCTATCTCCATCTCCATAATATGTATGGATTGGGAGTTTTGCTAAATCATCTGCCAAGATACTGACACAGGCAAATACATTTGAGTTTTTTATAACATCACTTACCCGCATAAATTTATTTGTTGATGTTCCTAAGAAATCTATAATTGAATCCGCATCAACATGATTAGGCTGCATATAGCCATCCCTTTTTTCAATAAATTTTCTTAGTATCAATTGTTATATCTCCTTTCCTATTCTCCATATGGTCTATCCCTCGTTCCTTTTCTTTCAACATGGTATGCAGTTCCAATTATGTATCCAAGTACACAAGAAGCCAACGCAATACTATATACGCCTACTATCGTATGGATCATAAATCCGCCTATGCAAAAAAAGATGGCCCCTATTGTAAATAGTAGGTCATCAATTATACTTCCAATTATTCTTATGTATTTCATTGCGACTCCTATAGGCTAAACTCATCACTCATTATGTACATACTTAAATCATCATCAGCCGCTACTTTTGCCCTTGTGTAAGCATTTATAACGGCTGCTATTGGGTCAATTCGTTCAGTACTTTTGGCTTTATCTAACATAATATTTTCTTGAGCATCAACTTTAGTTACAGCATTACTAATTGCCCAATCTAATAAATCATTAGTTGGGTGCAATATATTTCCTTGATATGTTTCTGCTCTGAATGACTTTGTAGGTTCAGACAATGTAATAATACCTTGTCTGATTTCTACAATTCCCCATCCCTTATTTGATTCTAATTCTTGGGTATAGTGAGTAGCATTATATGGATCATAACAAACATCTTTAATATTTAATCCATATTTATTTAATGTTTCTTCAATCCACTTAGTCATGAACCGATAATCAACAATTTCACCTGGAGTAATTGTTAGCCATCCTTTTTCACTCCATAGTCTATATGGGATTTTATCTGTTCGTTCTTTTGTTTGTACTGTTTCTTCTGGTATAAAACCGTGTGCTAAAGTAATAAATTTCTTACTGTTATTAATATCTACCGGGATTACTATCCCAGCAGCTGTAAGGTCAATTGTTTTTGATACGTCAATACCTACATATGCATCATATCCATATAGTGATATTCCTAAATCGTTTTCAAAATCCTCATTTAATCTTCCTCTTGCCTTCCATTTTGCCATATCAATATATGACTGCGCTGATTGTTTAACCCATATATTCATATTCTTAGTCATAAATGACACCATCTTTTCTGGGCTTTCTATCGCTGACATATAATTACTTCTGATATTTTTTAATCCTACCTCATATGTAGCTGCAATTGGATTGGCTTTTATCCAACACTCTTCATCGTTTATGTCATCAATCAGATTCCCTTCTTCATCTCGATCTAATTCATTAACCATACAAAAATAATCCGGAATATCAAATTCGATATCCGGATTTAGAATTTTACTTACTAATGGATATTCAATTCTATAGCAAGGCCCACCTAAATTATTACCAGCTGTTGTAATAATAAATAATAAAGGTTGGCGCCGTGCAATCATCCCTGTCTTAATGACTTCCAATATTTCATCTGTTGGATGCGCATGATATTCATCAATCAGTCCACATTGTGGATTTAAACCATCACCAGTTTTTCCATCATCTTTAGACAATGCACGCATTATCGAATTACTTTTAATATGTACAATCGTACTATATGCTTCTTTCCATTTGCCTTTAAACAAAGCACTTGATTTTTTAAGCATTGCCAATACTTCATTGTAAATGATTTTTGCCTGGAGTGTTTTAGTCGCACCAATATAAACTTCTGAATTATCTTCACCAAGTGCCATTAATTCATAATCACCAACTAGACCTAATGATTGAGATTTTGCATTTTTTCTTCCCACTTGCCAATATGCTTTTGTAAATCGTCTATACCCAGTATCTTTATGAATCCATCCATAAATGTTACCAAATATAAAACGCTGTATTGGTGTAAAAATAATGGGCGTATTTACTAGCACGCCTTTAGTATGCTTATGTAAACTTGCCCATTTATAAAATCTCTCTGCTTTTGCATCATCAAAGATATAAGGGAATTCATCCGTTCCTTCACGGCTTATATCCCTCAGAAATCTTTCACATGCCCATCTATGTTTCTGGCAACAATGCTTGGTGTCATTAATACAGTCTTTGGCATATTGTATTAACTCTTCCTTTATTGTCATATATCACCAAATCCATTCTGATCTAATTCTGTTTTTTCTTCCTCTGGTGGTTTCTTAGGTACGTTTTTAATTTTAGCCAATGGATTCAAGAATAACCTATCTTCCATTTTAACCAATGCATCCATCTTTGCATTGATTGCTTTATCAAGTGCAATGAGTCCACCTATTGATAAGATAAATTCGTACTTCTCTATCATCTTCTCAATTCGTTTTTCAGGAACTCCTGCATCTTTCAACTCTTTTTCAATATAATAATGTTCTTCAATATTAATTGATAATTGGTTGATTATCGCTCTTCGTTCAATTAAATCCAGATATTCACTATAGGCCATACAGTAGCGGCCTAGCATCCCAATATCTCCGGATGCTACAAAATTAAAATCTTTATAAAGACGTATTAATTCTTTCCATTTTGCATATGCATTTTTGTTATTTTTTATATGTTTTGGACATACTAATTTATCATTTCCAAAACGTATTTCTGTGTTTTTTCTATGTTCAATTTCGGCTTTTGTTAAATGTCGTTTATTCCCATCAGCCATTATTAAATCTATAGGTTTTGCATTTCGGCCCACTACTTTTTCACCTCTTTTCATTGCCTATAAAATTTTCGTTTCTCAGAAATAGTTTATTTCACGAACTTTTTACGAAGAAAGGAGCCACACGGTCTGGGTTTTCAATGCCCAAACATTTTTAAATAGGGGGGTATTCTCACTATTTATCATTATCGTTTAGCCATATTACCAAAGCCGCCATTCTCTCTTGCTGTTTTCTTATCATGACAGCGTTTATTCATAGCTTGCCAATTGTTTCTATCCCAAAACAATCTCATATCTCCTCTATGAGGAATGATATGATCCACTACATTCGCTGCCAATGGATTGCCTGATGCCTTGCATTCAGCGCATTCACATGTTGGATGTTCCGCAAGAAATACTTTCCTAGCTTTATCCCATTTAGAGGTATATCCTCTAGCATGTGCAGATAATCTTGTATTATCTTGCTTAACTTTATGCTTTTCACAATATCTATCTGTTGTTAATTGATGACATCCAGGATACCTGCATTCATGCCTTGCTCTTTTCATTTGCATCTCCACATAAAAAGCACCCACTAATTATTGTGGGTGCCTTTATTTCTTCTTCATTCCATATTTATTTACACTATCATTATATCTTTATCTTTACGACACGTCCACGACACTTTTACGACAATTTACTTTTTATTCCTGTTAATCCCCATAACAGAATAGACATCTCTTCTAACCCTTTTTTTATATAGCGTTGTACTGTTCGCTCATCTACATTAGGATCTAGTGAGTTACCAATATCTTTCAATTGTTCACCGTTAATATAATACCGTCTAACACAATCACAATAATTCACTCTACGACATTTGCAACGCTCATCATAGATATCAATCATGTTATCTATATGCCGCATCATGAGTTCTGTTTGTTCCTTGCTTCTTATAATTGACTTAACCATCACTTTACTGTCATCATCAAACATTTCTCCTAATAATTTATCAAGCCATAAATCTTTAGCTTGTGAGGAATCTGATATACTATTCTCTACATAAGTCTTTAACTTATTGTAGTGTTTGAATAACTTCATTGTATTGTGTCTAAGAGTATCAATCGTTTCCTTTTCATTCCTACTTATTTCTTTTCTATATTCTTCTATTGCTGTTTTAGCCGCAATAGTCGTTATTTGTCTTATTAATTCCTGCTCAGTCAATGGCTACCTCCCGCATCAAGCACTTTGTACTATTTCCCTTGTAAGATTTTCAATGCTGATTCTGTCCAATCATATATATGTTCATCTGCATATATAAAGTATTCATCCCCACCATCAATCTTTTTGTTCTTTCCTTCTACATATATAAAGATGCTTGGTGTTCCCCATGTGCTAGTTGCATATGCTTCATTATGGATTACTTCACCATGATCATATATAGCCCCACATGTATTATCCCAATCTTCATTAATACCAGCGTATACTATTATATTTGTTCCATGTTCTATAATATGTTTTGCCACTTTATCCCAATTTATATTTCTTATTTTTCCCCCTCTTAATTGGGCCTCTATATTATTATTGATGCATTCCATTGTATCCATAATTTTTCACCTATAATAAGCCTTCTATTTTTATCTTCATATTAATGCTTACACCACAATAAGTTTTCCATTGCTATCAACCGGATACGATTTTGTTTCTAAAACTACATAACCTGTATTTTCATAGCCGTGTTTCTTTTCCCATTTGCGAAAGACCGTTGTTAATTCCTTGCTTAATTCATCGATATGTTCTTTCTTCACATCCGATAAATATTCATCCGACCACTCAATAATCTCATCGTCAATACAGTTATAAACGATGTCATCTATTATTTGGTTACCATCAATTTCAGGATTAAAGAAATTTGGATGTCCTACCTTTATAGGCCGTTCTCCAGGTTTATCTGGATTACATTCAAAGTAATCATCAATTGCTCCTTGCAATGTATCTTGCGGTTCTCCCACATATCCATAGTTATCGCTCCAACACCATTTATTCTTATCTTCACTTAGCATCAATTTCACATCCAATCAATAGCTCTACACGTTCTTTGAAATTGAGTTTTGGTTCATCTAGATTATGCACAACGCCTTCAATTTCAGCCCCACCAAACATTTCATCATATATTACAACTTCAATGTCTTTATTTTCTACTCTGCTCAAGGCTTTTTCTAATTCTTTAACAGTCAACATTCCATCACCCCTTTTATCGATTAACCCACTTCATACAACCAATCCTCAAATAGTTAATAACTTCACTTTCATTTAACGCCTTTACATCTTTACGTTTCTTTGCCTTTTTAATGTATCTAGCATTTTCTCTTTTATTATTAGATATATTGACTACTATTAATCCCGCATCACCTAATAGGCTTTCTATTTCATCCTTATGGCCTTCATACAGGTCTTGTGGTACTGCATAATACAAATATCCTACATGTAAATGATCATGATATCTTTTCTTCTTAAAATCTGCTCTGAAGTCTTGAATGCTTACCTTGATTTCTATTTCATTAACAACTCTTGCTTTAAGGCTGAAGTAGATTAAATCTGCTTCATATTCCCCTTTCCCATCGCCATGCATTGTTATATTAGGAATAGTTATATTCTTTAAGAATAAATGCCTCCCTAACTTCTTTTGCATTTCCTCTTCCGTCATATCTTACATCCTTATACCAGCTTATTTAGCTCTTTTTTGTTTTGCGTTTGCCCTATATCTTGCTCTATTAGTTTGCAATCGTTCTATACGCATTTTCTCTTCACAATCATAATCACTGCATATTACTCGGTTGGTTTTATTTGTATAGAATTTCTTACCGCAACATATACAGTACCGTTCGTACTTATATTTCTTTGCTTCTTCCGCATCACGCTTCGCTTTTATTTCTGCCCTTACCTCTGCTGCTGTTCTCTTCTTTGGTATTGGCTTTCCTGCTATACAATCAGGACAATGCTTTTCTGACCCTACTGGTGTGAATAATCTATCACACCTATGACATTTCATTTGCATTTCTTTCCGTCTCCTGCTATTCACAATATTCTAATAAGCTTGTTTGTGTTTTTACATCGCTTAACATTTCTGATTTCGCCTTACTATAGAAATCTTTTGATATTTCAAATCCATATGCACTACGTCCTAACTCCATAGCTGCTCTTAATGTTGCGCCACTACCTGCCACAGGATCTATTACTACATCACCTTCATCAGTAAAAATTTCTATCAATCTCTTTAATACTGATACAGGCTTTTGTGTTGGATGGATTTTAGGAATGATATTTTTGTTATCCCTACGCCATTCAAACCAGTTAAATATCATCTTGTGATTATTATTAAATTTCGGTAATTTTCCCCTATATAAAATCAATGCATATTCTGTAGCACCAACGACACGCATATTAGCTTTTAATGCCTGTGCTGAATAATTCTTGATGAAAGAGATTGGTATATAATTCTTGAACCCATGTTTCTTGGCATATTCAATTACCATCGCTTGCTGTTCATAGCTACAGAACACAATCATACATGGAGCCTTGCCCCTCTCTTTTGGCTCTTTCTTTAATAGGCGATTACAGAAATGAAAGTATTCTGCAATATTGAAATTATGATCTGTATTAAAGAATGCCTTTCCTGCTTTCTTACTTTCGCCGTTTTTATTATCGCCACCTATATACCACATAGGATTACTTGCATATGCTGCCCCCCCTAAATTATAGGGAATATCAGCTATTACAAGTTGTGCCTTGGGTATGCCATACCTTTTGTAGTTCTGAAAATTATCATTAAATAATTCTACTTTCATTAAGCTTCCTTTCACATTTTCTTATCATGTCAAAGATTAATTCATTGGGTATATTGGACCTCTCATTATAACGACCATTCCCATTGGATTTAATATCTTTAAATGCTAACTTTGTAGCAGTTTTATTATTCCGTAAGCCAAGATTTATATTGCTTGCAAAAACTGTTGGCTTTTGAATGATATAACCATAATCACTGTAATAAGTTCTATTCTTATGTGGTAATTTAAATCCTATTACATCCTCTAAATATTCCCATATTCTAGATTACATAGGGTTTTCTATGATAAATATCTTTGGTTTATATCTCTCTATGATCTGCACCATATTATATGTACACATTTCACCATTTATTCTGGTAAGAAATGATTTCCCATATTTATATTGATACCTTTCATAATCCCTATGCTCTCTTATAGTAAATTTGCTTGATGCTTGAATATCTCCAAATAATGATGTTGCTGTATTAAATTCTTTCTTCCAGCATGCATTTCCATTTTTCATGGCGCTTGCAATACTCCAACTCTCACATGGTGGAGAGGCTAGAATTACATCT